ATGGATCGGCAGGACGAAGTGATGGCAGCGGCGAATACGATGGACGCCGATGCAGGCGGGACCTCGGCAAAAGGGATCGCACCGCGCACGGCAGAATCGATCGATTTCAACAAGCAGTGGCTGCGGGTAGTGTCTGACAGTATGTTCAACCCCGCTGACCCTAACGACTCGTTTTCCATCGGCGATCTGCTCCAGATCGACCTGAATCGTGAGGCGCTCAACGGCGATGCCGTTATCGTCGAATCTGGCGATGCAATGACGCTGATGGGACTAGTTGTCGAGGGCGGCCGGCGGTTGTTGAAGTATCTCAATCCGGCCTGGACAGACGTGATTGAACTCGACGACAGCTTGATGATCGCCGGCGTGGTCGCGTTCAAAGTAACGCGACTAAGGCTTGGGCTGTACTCGTAGAGAGCGGAAGAAGCGGAGGCGAGCCCGACGGCGCGCCTCGTCGACCGCTGGCGCCTGTTATTTTTTGAACGCGTCAAGGTTTGGGCCTGCGTCGTATCTCGTGTCCAGGCGGACGGTCGGGCTTAGACCAAGCTTCCTGTCATGATATGCGCGGGCTACCTTCGGAAGGCCGTTTCTGTCGACGACGAAATGCCAATGATTTTTCGTAAGCCATTTCGCCATAGCCGAGCGCTGGTTTGGCTTGCAGCCGATAAGGTCGGCCAGTTCGAAGGCAGACAGGTATTCATTCATGCGCTGAGTGGTCTACCAACTTACTTGTCGTCGACGTAGTCCGCATCGGGCGTGCAGAACCACCCCGAGCCGATCTTCCTGGGGGGAGGGTAGATGCGCCCGTCTCTGATCCAGTTGCGTATCGTGTTGCGGTGAGGCGCATGCTCGCCGAACATCATCTCGACCCATACCGCTATCGGCACGTACTTTGGAAGGCGCTCTCCTCGCGGTGTCGAGACGGCGGGCTTGGCGGCCGGATTGGATCGCTGTCCCTGCCGGAGCTCCCGTCTCTCATTGTCCTGTCGAATGCGCTCAACCAGCGGTGTCGCATGTACCGGCGTTCTCTTCCGCGCCATTCTCTCCTCTTGATGGAAGGACGGTGAAACGAGAGTATCGCATCGTCATCGCTATGGGCCCGGTGGGATCAAGTTTCGGTCCGGGCCGCCGTTAGAGCGAAAGCGGCTGTGTGCCGCGTTCTGACAAAGGGAAAGGCATGTCCGCGAGCGACTTGAGAAGCATGATTGACGCGTTTTTTGTTGTGCACCCGCACCGATCGTATTTCGTGTATTGCGATCCGGGCGAACTGGAGGGCATCGACACCTTCGTCGTCGTGACCCGCAGCCTTGATGTCGTCGCGTTCAACCGGGCCGCGGGCAAGGAAGACGTTCCGGCAGCCGCGCTCGCTGATTGGTTCAGCGACACTGACGAAGGGCAAGAGACGATCGAGAGGATGATCGCCGGGATGGACGACGAGATGCGTGTTGGCGCCGAGGTTCAGGCGCGCGGCGAGCTCGCTGTGATGCCTGCGAGCCCGACGGCGCATTGAGTGCCGAGCCGCTATGACCATTCTGACGAACGATGAGCTGGTGCCTCTGACCGGGGGCCTGCGGCAGGGCGCGGCGCAACTGAGATGGATAGAGCGGCAGATGGGGTTTAAAGCGCCGCGCAAGATTGACGGCCACCCGATGATCACCTGGGAACAGGTGAACGGCCGGCCCCGCAGAGAAAAACCGGGCCGAGAATGGACGAAGCCGTAGAGTCAATAAAGCGGTAGTTCTGAAGCTCAAAACGCTGTATTTCGATGCAGTGTTTGATCAAAATCGCGCGTTCTCCATACTGTCCTTGGGCGCAATTGCATGGCGAGCTCGAGCACTCAGCGTTTTAGGCCGCCCTCGCGGCGGCCATTTTCATGCGCCAGTCCAATTCAGCGCGATGGGGGCGCCTCATCGACATTTCTTCGCCGCTTGCCGATGCTTCGGAGCTGGCGATGGAGTGCCACAGGTTGGAGTCGGGGCGGCAGGAGAAGGAAGGAAAAACGGAACCGGTACGATTTGCTGAGGCTGGTGGATTGTCACGTCACATGCGCATGTCGTCTTCTTTTGGTCGTTACTCGTGCCGCTATCACTGAAAAGCAACGACGAGCCAGCGAGCAACGTGCAGAGCAGACCTACAAGAAAGAATAGGATCTGAGCACCTGCGAATATTCGAACGTTCGGCTGATAAATGGTGTTGCGCTCGAACCTGTGAGTATGGGCAAGATGGCCCGTAAGCGCGTTCAATACCATGACGCCGGCAATCACGGATAGGAGTAGCGACAGCCAGGACGCAGCTGCTGAGATTCTTGCTATGAACGATAAGTGAACGATGAAGTCCTTGGCGAAGGTAACTTCAAATCCGAGGAGCGCGCTTGCCAATGTCAGGAATTGTTTGACGCTTTCAGAGGCAGTTGCTAGTGAAGCCTTCGCCTGGTCGTCCATGGCGTTTCAGCAGAATGGGAAGATCGGGCATAAAGCTGCGAGGGAAAATCCTAAGCTGCTCGCCGTGACTGTTCCTCCTCCTCCCAAGATGGTAGCTTCAGCCAAGATTCCACGAAGATTTCTCGCTGCAAGATCGAGATCCTGCACGTTGTTGCTTCTCATCATCGCGAAGATGCCGCGATTGATCAACCTCCTTACTTCGTGCTCGGCATCTGGATCTAGGCGGAACTCTCTCGCCACCTGTTCGAACGTTTCGGCCGGTCCCATCGAATCTCCTCAGTGTTGTTAGCTTTGTCGCGAGGCAAAAGACATAATAGGTGAAAGTTTGCCAACTAACGCATCCGGACATGCGACCAATTCCTAGGCGACGACGGCCTGACGCGAGCCTTTTCGACATCCGCATGGAAGCGGTGACGCGAATTCTCGCGGCTGAGGTCTCCGATCGCGAGCACTTCAGGTCAGCGTCGGGTGTGCTTGGGGGGCGGCTTTTGTTTCGGTCGAGTGATAGCAGGCCGCTAGAGCCTCACAAAGCATTTCTCACACTCGAACGCTGCGGAATCGTTCGGATGACCGCAGCAGTAGCAATTCCATTTGCGCTTCGGCGGGACGCCCGATGAGGTGGCGACGCTTGGATGGCTTCCTGCGCGCAGATTTGATGCGGGGACCTGCGGCGTCTCCAGCAAAAAAATCTTGGCGCGAGCATTCTCTGCCGCTGCGAGGAGGCGCTGACGCGCATTCTCGCGGCTCCGATTCCATATTTCACGCGCTTCCGGTGTCAGCGGCATCTGGATCTCAGTCTCGGTGGGTTGAGTCAGCGGTTTCATGGTTCTTCTGTGGTGAGGTTCAGTGCGATTCCGTGAACTGAGGATCTAGTTCGCCCAGCTGGCAGATCTGGTTGTGGACGTACTTCGTGAGCACCTCTGTGACCAGATCTGAGGCTTCGACGCCCAGTTCTGCTGCGACCATCGGTCCGACCTTCGCGGGCCAGTTAAGCCATGTGTCTCGCCACGCGCGCGCCTCCTCAAAGAGGACATTTCGCGCAAGGTCGAGATCGACCAGCGAGCCGATCTTCGTTTCGTAATCGAGTTGGTGCGATAGGACGAGACGCACCTCTTTCATTCGGCGGGCTTCATCGAGCGACATGTCCATGTCGATGTCGGTAACGCCCAAACGCACTGCGGCTTCTTCGACTCTCTCGCCGGGGAGAAGGGCGATCTCCGGAGCCTGCTCCCGCAGCGATCCCTGATCAGTCTCGTTTCCGGCCTGGCTGTTACCTTCGGTGTTACCTGACTCGGGCGGGGTAACAGCGGGGGTAACAGCCGAGGTAACAGTCGGAGCGCCGCCGGGCCGGTAGCGTTCGAGCAGCGCAATCGATGCTTCGACATCGACCTGATCGCCTTGCAGGACAAGCCTTCCAGCCTTTTTCCATGCGCTGACTGTCTTGCGCGAAACGTCGCATCGACGCGCGAAATCTGCTTGTGTTTCGGTCACGATAGATTTTTCCAATGGGCTGTTTTCGGCCCGGTTGTTACCCAAATTTCGAAACTTCATAGCTGCACAGATTCGGGGGGTCATTGCCTCCGCACTGCATGAAGTCGCGGAAAGGGACCCGCGATCGCTGGACAGAGAAGGGCGACTTCCCGCGGAGCCTTACGGTACGGGCGTTTCAGCGATTCCGGCCATCGACGGCCCCGATTGCTCACGATGACCCTTTGGGATCGTGAGGGCCTGCTACGGCGCGGGTTACGCGGCGTCGTTCGCCACTGGCGCGCCATTTGTGTTCGCGTGTAATCCAAAGCCGATCTTGTCTGCGATGCGTCGCTGACCTCGTGAAACGGTGCTCATGTCGACCTCGAGATAGGCGGCCGTGGTCGTCAGGTTCTTGTGGCGCAGCACGCGCTGAATGTCTTGAACTGGCACGCCCGATCGACTGAGCAGAGTGGCGAACGTGCCGCGGAGCCGATGCGCTGTGATGTGCGGGGCGCCGACGGCTTTGTTGGCAGCCAGCATGGCGGTACGTGTGAACCCAGCGTAGAAGGGCCGTCCGTCCGGTTTCTGGAGCATGTAGCCGTCTGGCTCGCGCCGAGCCGTCAGATAGTCGTGTAGCCAGTCAGGAACGGGAAGAGGATCGGCCTCCCGGCCCTTCGTGCGTCCGGGCGTGTATGTTCGTCGCTCGATGTCGAGCCATTCCCACCTGGCAGTAATCGCCTCCGATTCACGAAGCCCCAGGCCGAGCATGAGGCGCACCGCCGTGCGCACGCCGTCACGATCGCCCTCGTGTTCGTCAATCGCGGCCAGCCAATCTCGTGCGAGGTTAACGGGCAACGTGGCGCGCGGCTTCTTCTGTACCTTTAACGCTTTCACGCGAAAGGGCACAGCCGGGATGACTCCGCGCCGGACCGCCCAGTTACAAAGGAGGCGCAGAACCTTCAGCCACTGGTTCGCCGAGACCGGCGAGCGCGTTTCGAGATGCCTTACGCGAGCCAGTTCGACACGGTCGGTCGTCAATTCGTCGATCATCACATCGCCCAAATCATGCAGATGCAGCCGGCCGAACGTCTCGACCACCTTGACGTGCGCCGCGCTGGCCGTTGCGGCATGGATCTCGAGCCATTGCGCGACGAGCGCGCGAACGGTCGGAATCGCCCGGCCGTCGCGGGCCCATAGCTTTGCACGTCGATAAGCCTGCTCTGCGATCCGGTGTGCACGCCGGCGGTCGGTCTCGCGGGTGGATCGCTGCACGCGCTTTCCGTCGATCTGGAATCGGTAATGCCATACCTCGCCGATGCGAATCAGATTAAAGCTCATTTTTCCTCGCGCGGTAGCGCCACATCAAGACCAAAGCGATGCCGGGCCGCCTGATAGGCATTTGAGGCCTCTTCCGGAGTGTCGAAGGTTCCAACGAAGGTGCCGTTGAGGATTCGCGCCTCGAATCTTCCCTGCGCCCGAACCTTCACGCCTCGCGGCAGGGATCGCTCCTTTAACCGACGACGTGACAGGTCCGCACTCCGTGTTGTGACGATGAGATTTTCGCGCCGGACGTCCAGACCGTTATGGTTGCGGAAACAGACGACGAAGCCGTCCGCAGGTCGCATAAGATCTCGCTGCATTTGAATGCCCCGCCGCTTGCCAGACGCATCCAGGAAATATCGACATGCGTACCAGACTTCATCAACCGTCTTTCTTCGATCTAGTTGGGCATACCAGGTATATTGCGACAGATAATCGAAGTCGCTGTCGTCGACCAATGCGACCCGGCCGCGAGTCAGTGAGATTTCTTTCATTTGCGCTTCTCCTTCCACCTTGCTGATTACCGCACCCGACGAACTCGGATGAAACCATCTGCTGTAGCGGTACCTGCCGTGATACCCACATTGGCGATTAGGTAGATCGTCGTGGTGCTGGCCAGCGAGAAGCGAACCACAGGGGTCGGCATAACGACAACTTTCTGGGCGATGCCCGGAGCCGGGACGGCAATAATCAGTCTGGCGTCTCCACCAGTGTTCGTTGCAGGAAGGGTTGCCGATGTGCTCGATAGCCCAATAACGACACTATTCAGAGTCGTACTGGTCGTCGCATTGATACCAATATCACCCTGAACATCCCAGTCACCCGCGGACAGATTGATTGCGACAATATTCGTAGTGGTATTGGTAGTTAGAGCCACTGCTGTTGCGATTGCCGGAGCTGGATACTCTCCAATGCTCCCTGCGTTCGCACTGTCGTTCGTTGCCGTGCCCTTGACGCCGCTGGTCGACGACGGGGTGATCAGCCCAGTCGCGGAAAGCGTCGTGAAGGCGCCGGTTGACGCCGTGGTCGATCCGATCGGGCCAGGCGCTGCGAACGTCGCCCCGCCAAGCTGGGCAGCATTGACCGACGCATTGCAAGTGAAGCCGGTGCTCATGGTCCAATTCAGCGCGCTCGCCGACGTGCTGCAGCTCGGCATGCTGAAGGCGGACGGCACGGCCGACGAGGCCGTCGCGTTGGCGAGAACCGTGTTTGCCGCGACCGACGAGAGCCCGGACAACGGGACCGCCCCCCAAGCTGCGGGGGTGCCCGACCCGGTCGAGATGATCGTCTGGCCTGACATCGATCCGGTCGGGTTGATCAACGAGACAGGGACAGTCGTCGTCGCGAAGGAAAGAATAGAGGTGAGCGCGGCGAGCACGCCGGCAAGGATCCGTTTCATATAGGTCTCGATGTTCTAAAAGCGGTGATTCAAAGCGACGACGAGCCGAGGCTGATCCAGTTCAGCCCATCTAGCAGGTACTCGCACTTTGTCCCGACGGCGACTGTGTTGATGGCGCTTGCGCCGTCTTGTACGGTCAGCGTGAAGGCGCCCGTCGCAGTGGCGCGGCGCGCGATGACTACTCGCATTCCGTTTGCAAGATTTGCTTTCGGAGGTAGGGTGACGGTTCGATTCGCAGTGAGCGGGTTCGCGTAAAGTTGGATCAGCGCGTTCTGGTTGGTCATTGCCAGGTTCACGTCGCCCTGATACTCGATTGCCTTTCTCGGCGTGTACCGCAGACTAGGGGACCCATATGCAAACTGAAGGCCGTCGTACCACGCGCTCGCGGAAATCGAGTAATCGCCGTGCGCGGACACGACGATCGGATCTCCCGCGCCATCCCACACATACGGATTCGCGGCATAGAACGAATTGCCGATGCTCGTCACCGTCGTGTTCGTGAGACCGGAACTGTTCACAAGCGAGATATACCCGTTCGCGCCTTCAAACGTGCAGCCAACGACCTTCGCAGCGACGCCGTTGCGTTCGAAAGAGAACTGAAGCGGCCCATAGAACGCGCATCCGGTGATAGACAACGAACCGTTCGATGCGCCTCCGACCCGCATGGCCGGCAGCGTACCGCCCGCACTGTCACCCTCCGCGACCCAATTGGAAATGACCGTGCCGAATGTGGTTCCGAGATAGAACTCTGATGAGCCACTCGCCGCAATCGTCGTGTAACTATGGCCGTTACTGAATTGAGCGCCGGCGCAGTTGTCACAGTAGATCTGCTCCTTCGCGGCGTTCGCCCAGTACCCGCCGGTGATCTGGTAATCGGTAATCTTGGTGCGCGTCGGGTCTTGCACATGGAAGTTGTATTGCCCCGCTCCGATCGCCCAGCAGTTTTCCCACACGTTATTCACCGCGCCGGCACCATCGGCTCCCGCCTGCGTCATCGACGTGAGCAGTACGTTATCCTTCAACGCGTTCAGGAATCGGCAATTCCGATATAGCGAGAAATACGCCTGGTTCACCAGTGTGTTGTCGCAGTAGCCGTTTGCGTCGAGCGTCAGATCGTAGATGTTGACTGGCGCTTGGCTGTACGGGACATTGTTGACCCAGTTCGACGACGCGAGCAGATACCCTGCGTTCGATCCGCCAGTCTTTTTGATCGTCGCACCGTTGCCATAGATCACGAGCGCAGGCGTGTAGTTGCTGGCACCCATTACGTTCGGAATGGTCAGCGCCCCCTTCACCGCATAAACGACGCCTGGCTCAAACCAGACCGATGCGCGGGCGGCAGAAGCGGCATTGATCAACGCCTGCAATGCAGCGGTATTGTCGGTGACGCCATCACCGATGGCGCCAAAGAATCGCGCGTCGAGGCCGCCTTTGACCAGTCGATACACGTTCGATCCCGGTGCAAGCTTGGCGTCCGTAACCGTGGCGTCCGAAGGCGCACCGATAGAGCCCGTGTTTCCGCCCTTGACGATCACTTTCGATGTGCCCTGCGGGATCGTCGGATTGAACGTCAGCGTTTGTCCGCTCAATGTGCAGTCGAGCTGCGGCACGCCGTCGCAATAGACGTCGATGTTGTTGATCGAGCCGTACGTTCCAGCAAGCGTCAGCGACGTTGTCGTGCCGGCGGTGAAGTCCGTGCCGCCGACGAAGGTTTCGACGGCTCGATTCGCCGCGACAGCAGTCCGCAGTTGCGCGACGGTACCCTTCACCGTCGCGCCCGACTGCGTCATGAAAAGCAAATCTGAATCTGTGAACCCCGTCGCGGCCGGAAAGTTCGGGAGGCGAATGCCTGCGCCTATTGTCATTGCATGGATCCTTCAGGAATGAAAAAAGCCGCCCGAAGGCGGCTTGGATGAATCGATGAGATTTGCTTGCACGGCTTCACGTCAAACGCTTGGGCCAAGAAGCAGGGAATGGCCGATCTGCCCCGTTGCGAGGATGTCGCCATTCGAATGCACGCTCGCGCGCGTGCCGTGCGGCGCTCCCGGCATGTGAATCGTCACCTCGAGCTTGCTGGTCTGAGGGCTTGCTTGCGCAGCGGAGTCGATGCCCGAAGCCATCTGCGCACGCATGGCTGCCTTTGCGCCGTCGTCATCCTTCGGTCGCTCATACAGGCGCGACATGATCGAGCCAGCGTCCGACGCCGACGTCGCACGCAGCAGCGCATTCACCGCCGGCCGCTCCTTGCCCTGCCGCAGCTCGTAGTCGACGAAGTTCAATTGATCTTCGAGAGACGACTCGCTTCGCTACCGCGGTCGCTTTGTCCTTGGCCGCAATCGTTATCTGAAATGTTGAGCCAGCCATCAGCTCCTCCTGTATGGTCGGCAGAGATCAATGCGAGCCCGGCCAGGGTCTATCCTTGGAAACATTGAATCCTCCTTATGAGCGGAGAATGGAGATGGTCTAAAGAATGTTGAATTGCTGCCGCCCGCCGCAGGGTGAACCCAGCCTGACCAGCCGGGAGAGGCCCCTGCTTCCATGAGCGTCGGCGCGCTGCCGGTGTTTTTCTATGAGGGCCCACCGCCGGCTGGGACATTTCGTATCACCGACTAATGAGGCCCAGTTTTGTGAGCTGCGCCAAGGCAACCGCCTGATTCGCAGTGTTCATCGAGGGGTCCCAGAGGATCTCGGATAGGTTGAACTCGGCGTTTCGTGCAACGACTGCGGCGCTTTTGTCCGCCGTCGTCGTGTCGACGACGCCGAAGAGAATGGCGGAGGCAATCTGCGATCCGTCCGTTGCCGTCGAGGTCACCGGCACATATTTGAGCGACGGTGCCGATGCGGTCACGGTGAGCGAGAAGCTGTCGCCCGGCGCGAACGCGGTACCGCCCGCCGTGATCGTGAAGCCGAGACCGCCTGCACTGAACGGAGTGCCAGTGACTCCGTGGCCGATTTCGACGCCTGCGGGCGAAGACACCACGAAATGGGTCGCGTCGTCGAACTCAATGGCGAATACGCCTGGTGCAGTGCCAGCCGCGACAGTGATCGCGCCGAAGCTGCCGTTGCCGGTATTCGTGCCCAGCGGCGCGGCGGCTCCAGCAGGATTGCCGCCGATAGTTTGTTGGCCCAGCACGGTTCCGGGATAGAACTTGGCGCCGCCGGTGATGGTCACCCGTTCAATCGAGAGGTAACCGTTCGAGCGGGAGACAAGAAAGCCGCCGGGATGCCATTGCTCGGTGAGCGGTGGAATTGAAACATAGCTCATTTGTCAGATCTCTTTGCCGTTGACATTGGAAGTTCAGATGCACGCTCGCCGCTCCAGGCCACGACCCCAGTCAGATCCGTCATGCTGAAGTGCGCACCAGCCAGACAGGCACCGAGAAGGTTTGCGTGTGCAAGGCTCCCGCGGACCATGTGCACGCCGCGAAGATTGGCGTTCGAGAGGTTCGCAAACGCGAGTTGCGAGTGGTCGAGCGCAGAGCCTGAGAAATCGGCACCGCGCAGATCCAAGCCCGTGAGGTTCAACCGCCTCATGTCGCGGTTACTGAAATCGGCACCGCGCAAATCAACACCGTCTTGCACGGCTTTCGAGATTTCCTTGCCGAGCGCCACTTGCCACTGGAGATCGCGGGGCGACATGCTTTCGGGGTCACTTGCGAAGGAGAACGAGAACAGCGTTTCATTCGTGCTGACCTTTTTAATTTCGGTGATGCTCGATGCGGCTTTCGTCGATGTGATGGTTTGGCTTGTCATATTTCGTTCGGTTGGACCTCCATGCGTCGTCCCGCCGCAAGCGATCGGGCGAGCGGGATGAAGACGCGAGGACCACATAGCGGAGCGTGAAAGGGGACTATCAGAAGCCAGGCCGGCATGCTAGGCGCTGACAGGACGATGGACCGTGACGGTGGATCCTCTGATCCGGTAGGGCGCTTTCGGCGGCTCCGGCGGCCGATACTTTGAATGCGTGCGGCATTTCCGTTCCATATCGACAACGGGCTTGAGGATCGCTGCAATCGCCTGAACATCGACGTCATCGGACGGAAGTTGCAGAAGGTCCGGGCCTCGAATCGCAGTGTCGCCATATCCCAAATAGACGATCTGGGCTTGGCACGGATCAACGATCCTGATCGTGTCCAGAAATTCGCGCATGAAACCGGCCGGCAGATTCGCGCAGATTGCGCGAGCCTGGCTTACGGCCTTTGCGATCTGCCCTACAGCAGAGCGCACCTGTTCCGAGAAGACCGGCTCGAGCGCCTTGGCCATGTCCATCCCCGCCTGCTTGATTTCATCGCTGACGGATGCGATCGCTTCGTCGGCCAGTTGCGCTTCGGCGACGAGAACGGGCCGGAGGCGCTCACAACGATCGATTTCTGATTGCGCCGTCGAGATCGCCTCGCGCGCCTTGTCCACCGATTTCTTCAGCCGTACCACTTCCTGCTGATGCTGGGGGTCGACGACAGCCTTCGCTTCGGTCAGCACGTGCGCTTTCTCCAGGCGCGTGAGATCTTCTGTCGACTGTTTGAGAGCGGCAACTGCGTTGCCTTGCTCTTCGGTTACGCGGCGAATCGCGAAGACGATCTGCTGTTGAGTGTCGAGAGCAGCCTGTGCCTTTGCCAGCGCAGCCGCGACGTCAGGTGTGAGCGAGAGCGCGCTCGCCAGAGATTGAACCTTCGGCATGGGTTATATCCTTTGTGGGTTGATGTCCGACCGGTGCGTGCCATACGCGGCCGTCAATAGCACTGCGCTTATCGAGAGCCGGTCACCGACTCGGCGCAGATCTGTTGCATTTCGCCGATGTCTTTCGCGGAACACTTGGAGAGGTGATCGAAGGAATGCTGACTTGGGCGCTCCGCGGGCGCTGCCTTCCTACGCGACACGGCCTCGCGCGGGCTCACGGGCCTTTCGGTGCGCCTGTCGATTGGCGATCGTCTGGCGGCGCCAGGTCGAGCAAGAAGACTCTTGAAAGAGAGTTTGGACATGATGTTTGTGTTTTTTGCGCCGGCGCTCACGCGCCGCGTGGCAGGTTGGAGAGAAAAGAGGCAATCTCGGATTCGAGATACACGGTCTTTCGAGGTGAGATCTTTCGGGGCTTGGGGAACGCCGGATCGAGGCGAGCTCGATTGCGCAGGGTGGGTTGGCTTACGCGCAGTAGTGCGGCGGCTTCTTTTGCAGTGACGAAACCGCCGCCCGGGATTGGCTTTTCCATTGACATGGACTCCGTAAACGAAAAAACCGCCCGGAAGGGCGGTTGAGATTTACTCGCGCACAAACGAAAAAAGCCGCCCTGGTTGGGGCGGCTTTGCGTTTCGTACAGACGTGCGAAGTGGACGGCTACAGATTAGCGCCTAGTTGCGCTTATAGCAAGCTATTTCGTCTATTGTTGTTGCGTGTCGTTGTCACCTTGGTAAGCACCGGATCATTGGAGAGTCACCATGGATGCGCTAACACTCCTCTCGTCAGCGGGAACGGCAGCTATAGTCTCCGGAGTCGTCGGCTTTCTCAGCACGCGAGCGACTCTCCGTGCCAATTACGCAAAGGATCGGTTCGATCGTCTCTACCCGAGCCTTAAAGATCTGAGGCTGAAGCTATACGAAAGCCAAGCCCAGCGAGCTAGTCTTAGCGGAAAGATGCACCCCTCAATCGAACATAGCGCCGAAGATAGTCTGAACACAATCAGTGAGCTAACGATATTGCTCGATACGACGCATGACTTGTACATCAAGGAGCGCTTCATTTTCGATGCAGACCTTCGGACGCGGCTCGATGAACGTTGGAATCGCTACAGGTTAGTATCGACTGCTCGAACGTACGATCCAGAGGATTTCGAGGAAGTAAAACGCTGGGGCGAACAACTCGTAGCCGGACAAGAATGTTTTGATGCGTTCCTTGAAGCGACGGAGAGTCAGCTTATCCGACTGCGGGATCTTTGATCTTCAGTTCGCTCAAGATCCCGCTTCACTGACCATTATTGTTCGAAAGCTGGTTGCTCGATTAGATGCCTCCTGATGAACATTGTAAGCAGCCGCTGCTTCGCCGCTTGGTAGTTCGCATGCTGATCGCCGGCGCGGACGCTGCTCCACACCTGACGGCCGCATTCCTTGTTGCGCATCGTGGTCGAAACCGCCGCGCGCTGCTCGAGCGGCAGGGCGTCGATGCACATCTGCACCTCTTCAGCCTGCCGATCGTCGGCCCAGCCATAACCGTCGTCTTCGTCATTCTCTCCGGCAGGTGTCTCATAGCCGCGGCAGGTGCGGTCAGCCGGGCGATAGAAGTGGGCGAGGGTGGCGGCATGCGACTGGCGAATCTGCCACCGGTAGTTTTCGAGCAGCAGGTACTCGATCTGTTCGTCTTGGTCTTGCGTCATGCTCCTATCCATCGTCAAGGCATCCCGCGGCCGCGAGAGGGTTTGGTCACCGTCGACGCTGGCCACGCGCCGGCATGGTTTTCGAATCGCACATACTCACCGCGGTATGTCAGCCCGACATCGCCAGTTCGGCCGTGCCGGAACTTCGCCGTTCGAATCTGCGCGAAGCCGCGCCACTGCTCGTCACAGTCAGGATTCGCAACTTCCTCGCGGTGAATGAAGATGACGGCGTCGGCATCCTGCTCGATCGACCCCGAGTCGCGCAGGTCCGAGAGCACCGGCAGGCGATTGATGCGCTCCTCGACTTTCCGGTTGAGCTGGGCGAGCGCGACAATCGCGACGTTCAGCTCCTTCGCCAGCGCCTTTAGGCCCCGCGAGATACCTTCGATCTCGGTATTGCGGTTCGCGCCGTCGCCGGTCATCAGTTGAAGATAGTCGACGACGATAATGTCGAGTCCAGCCTTGCGCTTTACGAGGCGCGCCTTCGAGCGCACGTCGAGCATGCGGAGCGCCGCCTGGTCGTCGATGAAGAGGCTGAGATCCTTGATCTTCATCGTTGCGGCCGTGACGCGGTTCCAAAACTCGTTGTCGTCTTCCGGCGACTGCATGACCGTATCGAGCGGGACGCGGCCCAGCGAGGCGATGTTTCGGTCATGAATTTCCGACTCAGGCATTTCCATCGACAGGAACAGCGCGCTGTGGTTGATGGCGACGTGCGTCGCGATGTTCAGCGCCAGAGCCGTCTTGCCCATACCCGGGCGCGCCGCGAGGATCACCAGCCAACCCGGGCGTAGCCCACCGTTCAATTGCCGGTCGATGTCGTCAAAGCCCGTCGAGATGACGCGGTCGGATCCGGTCGACCGACGCTCGAGCGCGCTGATGTGATCCACGAGTCCTTGCGCGGCAAGCTTCGGCTCGCGTTTAATCGTCGCCTCGCCAAGCGCTTCGATCTTCGCCGCCGCGCGATCAATCAACATGCCGGCGCTGTCTGGCGATGCGACGACAGAATCTCGAATCTCCGCTGCCGCCGCCAGCAGCCCGCGCTTGATCGCGCGGTCTCGGACGATCTCGGCGTACCGCGCGACGTTCGCCGAGCTCGGCGTCGATTGAGCGAGGTCGTTCAGGTATTTCAGGCCGCCTACGTCAGCCGCGCGCCCTTCAGCGTTCAGCCGCTCGTAGACGGTGATCGCGTCGGCGCCGATTCCCGACTCGATCATCTTCACGATCTGCACGAAGATCGCGCGGTGATCGCCGCGATAGAAGTGCTCAGCGCGCAGATCGCCGATACGATCGATCGCGTCGTTGTCGATCAGCAGGGCTCCGAGCACGCTCTGCTCATGCTCGACGCTGTGCGGGACGGCCCGCTGGATGTCGTTGCCGCTCATGCGGCCTCCTTGTTGTCGTAGTTGCCCTGGACGACCTTCGCGAAGTTCTCCGCCTTCATCAGCCAGCCGAGGTCGCAGCCGATCCACTTGCCGTTTCTGCCGCTCAGGAAGTCGCTTTTTGCCACGTGCTCGAAGAACCGATCGAAGAAATCCAGAGCCGATTGCTCGTCAGCCGCGTATCGACTTCCGTCCCGTTTTTTTGCCGTCAATACCCAGCGCCAACGAGTGCGCATGGCCCTCTGACGGTCGCCTTCCCAGATGCGAGGGAACGGCAACGTAGGCAGATGCGACGCGTACAGGTCGATCAGCTTTTGGTGCGGACAATTGGGCAGGCCGTCAGCGGAATCGGCACCGCCGATTACATCCTCTCCGTCAGGAGAGGATTTCTCTTGTTCTTGCTCCTGTTCTTGCTCTTGCTCCTGCTCTTGGCTTGCAAGGGGCCTAGAAGGGGCTTCGATGAGGCTTGGTTTTGAGGCCGCTCCAGGGCGACGCTTTGTCATATGGAAAGCGGCCCGATACTTGTCGAAGAACCTTGCCAGATAAGGGTTTTCGGGGAGGGCGGCATACTCGTTCTGCACGCCCGCGCAGCGTTTATCCGTCACAACGAGAGACGACGCAATCTGGTAGGCGGCCATCTCCGTGATCCAAACCATCTCCGAAGCCTCGTCGTACTGGCAAAAGCCCGCTTCGATGCAACTTTGAAGCCCCTTGGATGCCCCTTCCATGCCCAATCCTGTTTCGTGCGCGATGTAGATAATCGGCACGTAGTAGAGACCGAGCATGTTTGCGTGAGGAGAGGTCATGAGGTATAAGCCCACGACCTGAGCTTCCGGACCCGCCTTGCGAAGTCTCTTGCCAGTCTCGCCGATCCAAAATTGCGGGCTGACCTTTGAGTAATCACGCATGGCTGGCTCCGTTGGTATCGGCGGCGACGTATGTCACCAGTCTCATGCGCCCTCCTTTGAGGAGTCCTCACCGGTACGCGCCCGACGAGCCACCGCTTTCGTGCGTGCACCCTGGCGCATGTCCAAGTAGCTGGCCGCTTCCGATCCGATGAAGGCCATCTGCGCAATAGTGTCGAGTTGCTCGGAGATGCCGAAAAGGAAGCTAGGCAGCCCCTCGCCTTGGAGAGCACCACTTTTTTGCCCGTTGTCCAGATCCTCCGCGACCAGGCATCCGACGCCCGATACGGTGTGACTCAGCGATCGAGCCGTCGACGATGCCTCACAGGCCGCACCAGCGAGAAACTTCAGCTCTTCGTCACTCGCCTTGCCCGGTTCGAACGTCGTCCACAGGAACGCCAGCAGGCCGGCTGCGTTTGCTTGATTGCTCATTTTTAGTTGTTCCCTTCGGCGTTCGTGATGAGGCGGCTGAGCTCGTCGGAGACTGACCGCGATTCGTTTGCGGATTCAATTGCCATGTCCGCGCCGACGCCGGCGAGATCGCCGATGACGGAGCCCGCGGTGGCAAGCTGCTGGATGGCAGCGAAGAGGGCGCGCAGACGGGCGAAGCACGTGAAGGCAGTGTCTGCCGCGTTCTTTGCGTCTTCGAGGATGGGCTTGTGGTCGAGAGGTTCAGACATGGTGCACCTCCCGCTGCGCGATGCGCGCAAGGGCGAGGAGGGCTTCGCCGGCGATGTCGAGTGCATCTGCGGGCGTGGGCGCCATCGCGGCACGCTTGATAGCGTCGCGGGCGATGTGCTCGAGGATGGCGGGGCTTACGTGCCCAGTGAGGGCGTGAGGGGGCTTGTGCGATGCACTTACGGCTGGTCGAGCTCGACGGTCGCGCCCGCAGCGCGCATCCGCTTCAGCACGCGCTCCATCGTCTGCTCGTCGAGTTCCAATCGAGCCATCGCGAAGAACAGCATGTGCAAACCCATGTCCCGCCGGTTCGGCGAGTCTGCGACCATGTACTTCCGCCACTGGGATCCGGACGTCACTCCGAACAGCTCGGCCATCTCGGTGCTGCTCTTGCCCAGCGAGTCCTTCAATTTCTTCAGGTCGTCTGCTGAGGGAGGGGCGTACTGAATCATCGGCTTTGGATGCGCGAAAAGGCGCACGAAGAAATGTCTTCATGAGGGGCGTCCTTGCGGAGAATCGGGTTGCGCGAGATGCGAGACCCATGACCGCTAAGGTAGCCCCTTTGGGTGCGTCTGTCAACTTCTCTGTCTGTGCGTTGTCGCCCATTAGCCAACCTCCTTCGGATCGAAGGACTGGCCGGCGAGGAAGAGAGCACGCGTGATTTCCGGCACTTGGTCCGGCTGAAGCGTCACACCTTTTCCCGACGGCCGATACTCGCCGTCTTCGCCAACGTACCAAGCGCGCAGATCAATGAACACGCGGCCGCGGTATGAACGAACATGCACACGGAGCCGTTCGCTCTTGCTCTTTCGAAGGTCGAGAAACTGTGTGCCGTGCGATTCCTTAGCGGTATGATCGTGCTTGAGCGTAGTAGTCTCGTGGCTGGCCTTCGGGTCGGCCATTTTTTTGTTCGTCATGCGCCCCCCGCCCGATAGTTGACGGGGTCTTCGAGCCACTGATGGATCTCGTGATTGGACCAGACAGCGCACCGTTTCGTCAGGTGCTGCCGGCGAGGAAATGTCCCCGCCAATTCCCTTTTACGAATTGATTCGCGGCTGAGTGGAACGAAAGTCTTCAGTTGCTCCCAGCGTGAAAGCCCGTCTCTCGGAAGAGTTACTTCCTTGCTCGTCGTCATACGTTGCACTCCTTTGGCGTAGTTGGCAGGAGTGAATTGAACGACCGCAAGGCCCTCTTACGTCTAGAGAAATGAAAGAGTCTACGCGCTACTTGGCCTTGCGCCCGATACCGAAAGGGTCTTGCGGGACGAGCGCAAGACCCTTGCGCTTGCTCGATGTATCGGGATTTTGCGACGTGATCTGCGTCAGCCGCTGACGGCTAATTCCAAATTCCTTGGCGGTTTTCGTTTTGTTGCCGCCATTCCGCTGAAGAGCGTCAAGCATCTCAGTCCGACGATCAACGGGTACGGGGGCGCGTATCTCTGAATGAACGATTACGTTTTTTAGAAACGGAGAGGCCGCTTCGACATTGTTGGTCGCCAACCAATGCAGGACGTCGTCAATATTTGCCACCCAGCTTGGGCCGATCGGAGCCTGGTCGTCTTCAAAGCCGGCGTTATGCAGGTCATACGGTAGAAGCGTGTCCGGATGGAAAACCGGGAAGTCGCCGCGCGATCCCGCAGCGATCAAAGCATTCGTCAGTCGAGCGAAGCCCGATGCGAATTTCTCTTGGTCCTCGACGTGGCCATACACGTACCCAGCCATTACGAACAGCGGGCAAAGATGTGATGGCAGTTCGTCGCTCGGCTCTTTGAAATGATCGTTTTGCATTGCGCCCTCACGCAACCCTTATGAGGATGCCGCACCAGCAGGGTAAGGGTGCCCTGTTTTCGCCCCGTCGGGCTAGGCGCGGCAAACTGTTAAGACGCCTGTCTGAATCGGCCAAGAATGACCTTCCGGCCATCTTCAATCTGAGCGTCGACGAAATCAGCCCACAGTTGCAGAATCCGCCGGCGCTCCTCCGCATACTCGGCACGGTTGTAGACGCCCTTCATGCCTTTGATCGTGTGCGCGAGCGCCTTTTCGATCGCGTCTGACGACTGGCCCATCTCGTGAAGGTGCGTCGAGGCCGTCCGCCGGAAGTCGTGCAAAACGAAGTGCTCGACATCGATGCCCAGTGCCTTGACCGCTTGGTTGAGCGTGCTCTTCGCAATCGGCCGATCCACGCCGCGCACGGTCGGAAACGGGAAGTTCCGGCTCGTGCGCGTCTCCGACAGCTCCCTGAGCATCTCGACAGCCTGCCGCGGCAGATAGACCCAGTGCTCTCGGTCTTTTTTCATTCGTGCCGCCGGGATGCGCCAGATTGCGCTATCGAGATCGAACTCGCTCCATGTCGACTCAATTAACTCCGATTTTCGAACCATGGTCAAAACCAACAGGTGCAGGGCCAGCTTCAATGGTCTGCGAATGTCAGATGCGTAGATGGCGCGCAGCATTGTCCCGATTTCGTCGGGCGTGAGCACGCGGGTACGGCTTTCGGTTGTGGCGACAAAGCGCGCGGGAATCATCGAGGCTGGGTTGAGGGTCGCCAACTGGCGCGCGATCGCGTATTCGTAGAGCCGCTTCAAAACGTTCCGCGCATGCAAGGCCATCTTGGGTGAGCCGCGGCCCTTGATGCGGTCGCAGACAGCGAGCACATCACTCGCTGTGACATCTTTTATCCGCTTGCTGCCGATCGACGGATAGACATCTTTTTCGAGCGTGCGCCTCGTGTTGCGTTGATAGTCAGCTGACTTATTGGCGATTTCGGCAGCCAGGTACAGCTCTCCGCATTCCTTCAGCGTATCGATGTGTTTCTCTGCGCCACGATCCTGTCGCGCGGTCGAAACTGGCGATAACCCGTCTGCAACGATGGCAGCATATTTTCGCGCTTTCTCACGCGCCGTCTTCAGCGTGACCTTGTCATAGTCGCCAATCGTGACCAACGGCTGCCGGGCGCCGTGGAGCGAATACCGGAAGCGCCAGACCTTTGTTCCGGTCGTAAGCACTTCGAGAACCAACCCATTGCCATCGGCGACTGAATAGCGGGCGCCGCGCGGCTTCAATGCGCGGATCTGCGAGTCATTGAGCGGGACGACTGATCGAGGCATCTTGGCACCATTGGTACACGGTTCGTCGGAGAGCGTCGTGGTGTACCTTGCCGTGTACCAAAATCCGCGTCTTCCGAGGTTTGCAAACTTTTGCCAAGTATAGCAACGAATTCGGTGCGAGCCGCGTCAGCAGGCCGTTTGGTGGCAAAACTTTGCTGATGTTTGGAAACCGGTCACTTGCCGATGCAGAAGCGGCTGAAGATCACGCCCAACAGGTCGTCGGACGTGAATTCTCCCGTAATCGAATTGAGATCGTCCTGCGCGAGCCGCAGCTCTTCCGCGAACAGATCGAGCACCTGCGAATGCTGTTCGGCATGTTCGGCGGCGAGTGCGAGGTGCTCGCGGGCCTCGCGCAATGCGATCAAGTGACGTTCGCGCGCGAGATACACGCTTTCGGCGCCCGCCTGCCAGCCAGCGATTTTCAGCAGCACATCGCGCAGCAGCGAAATTCCGTCGCCGGTTTTCGCCGATAAGTTGACCTCGCGCGCGTGTCCTTCGCCGTCATGGGCCGAGGGCGGCGTGCCCGCGAGATCCGTCTTGTTCATCACCCGCACGACAGGCACGCCCGCCGGAAAGCGCGCCGCGATGGCCCGGTCCTCCGGCGTCGTGCCCTCGCGCGCGTCCAGCAGATGCAGCACGACATCTGCGCGCTCGATTTCTCCCCACGTGCGCTCGATGCCGATTCGCTCCACCTCGTCCTGCGTTTCGCGCAGACCGGCCGTATCGATAATGTGCAGTGGGATGCCTTCGACCTGAATCGTCTGCGCGACCTTGTCGCGCGTGGTGCCGGCGATCGGCGTGACGATCGCGAGCTCCGCGCCCGCGAGCGCATTGAGCAGCGACGACTTGCCCACGTTCGGCTGCCCCGCGAGCACGACCGACAAACCTTCGCGTAAAAGCGCGCCTTGGCGCGCATCGGCGAGCACGGTATCCAGCCGCAGCCGGATCCGCGCGAGTTTGCCGCGAGCATCGGCCGCTTCCAGGAAGTCGATCTCTTCCTCCGGAAAATCCAGCGTCGCTTCGACGAGCATGCGCAAAGTGATCACGTCTTCTACGAGCGCATGAATCTCGCGCGAGAACGCGCCATCCAGCGAACGGCCGGCCGAGCGCGCGGCGGCTTCCGTGCTGGCTTCGATCAGATCGGCGACGGCTTCTGCCTGCGCCAGATCGAGCTTGTCGTTGAGAAATGCGCGCCGCGTGAATTCGCCGGGCTCGGCGAGTCGCAGGCCGAAGTCGCGCCCGGCTTCGATCGCGCGTTGCAGCACCAGTTGCAGCACGATCGGGCCGCCGTGGCCTTGCAACTCCAGCACGTGCTCGCCCGTGTACGAATGCGGCGCGGGGAAATAAAGCGCAATGCCGCGATCGAGTGCCTCGCCGTTACCGTCGATGAACGGTACATAGCTCGCGTGACGCGGCGCCAGCGCCTGACCGCACAACGCGTGCATCGCCTTTTGCGCCGCGGCTTCGGCTGCACGGCCGAACGACAGACGCACGACGCCGATTCCGCCACGCCCGGGCGCGGTGGCGATTGCGACGATCGGATCGGTGTCGTTGCTCAGCATGTCGGTGGTGCAGTCGGAAGTTTTCGGAGTGCGGGCATTGTATCGCGGGGTGCCAAGCGGGCCGCCTCGCGCTCGCGCTGCGATACCGCGAGTGTTAGCTTTTTTGAGATAAAAAATTACACTGAACTTAAAACGGAAATTGTGCACCGATGGAATCGCCGAGGCACGCGGTAACTCGCGTCGCGTCGGAAATACGCTGCCAAACGGCAAGCAAATCGAGTGCGTATTTAAGATAAAAATGTGCGGAGCCGCGACAAATGTAGCGCAACTGGTTGACTGGTAAGCAGCGATTGCCTCGCACAATCCAGCCCATGCCCACACCACAAGAAAAGGCCGATTTCTCCGAGCGGCTCAAATTCTCGATGACCCGTGCACCCGAAAGGATGCGCGGCGCGACTGACCTCGCACTGCATTTCAACCTGCGCTATCAAGGCGAATCGGTTTCACCGCAGACGGCGCACAAATGGCTCACCGGCCGCTCGATTCCAACCGTCGACAAGCTGGAGACGCTCGCCGAATGGTTCAAGGTCGATCAGCACTGGCTGCATTACGGGCCGCCGCCAAGCGGCAACCCGCAAGTGACGCCGAAGCCCCTCGCGCGCGACGAGCGATATCCCGCGTCCGAGGAGACGCTCGAGCTGGCGACGAAGATCGAGGCGCTGTCGCCGCATCATCGGTACTTGCTCGAAGAACTCATCGATCAGTTCTATGGTTCGATGAAGCGGTAA